AACCACAATCAATGTATCAGCAGACTGAGTCCATACAATATTGCTCAATAAAGAGCCAACTAGCCCAACACCAGATGTACTTAGGTAGGGATTACCCGTACCATTGATATTTGTAACAAGAGCCTCATTCTTAAATATGTACATCCGATTATGCGTAAAGCAAAGCATATAGCTATCAGATGTAGAGAACTCAAACTCAACCAATCGTACGCCATTAGCCGCTGACTCTGTACTGCTATTTGGGAGGCTTGAAAGGTACCTTAGACCAGGTCTACGGCGTATCCCACCCTGTGGCTGGCATACTACATTTGTAGCCTCTTCTAGAGCGTTAGCATATGCGGTTAAATCTACCCTTGCTCTGAGTAAAGGATCTAGTTCACCAGTAGAAAAGTTTGTCTGTATTGAGACAAAGCGGCTCATTAATACCTCACCGCAATAAGAGAGAAGTCATTGATAGCATTTGTTGGCTGATTAAGACCATCAATATTCATTGCTTGACGCAGATATCCTCCGCGGCCATTATCGCCTGGGCCACCAATTGCAACAGATTGCCAGTACTGGCTTTTATCTGTTTGGTCTGTAATTGGCAATGCTAGATGCCATGTCATCATGTACTTGAGCAATTGCACAAAATAGCTTGGCAACTCGTACTCTGGTACTGAATATTGATAATCAATATATACAGTTTCGTAATCAGTCAACAGTTTGCTACCCATAATCCGATACTCTTTACGCGGAGGTATGCCTGTTGCGCTTGTGTCATAAACTGCTCTAGGAGAACCTATGCGGTCTCCTGGCAATTGGTATTCGTATTTGTACTCATTAGTTGGCGTAGTAATCAACCGAGCAATTGAGGATTTTTTAAAGCTAAAAGACCAGGGATATAACATCAATGCCTGGTTCTTGATATCGCCATATAAGCGATCGGAGATGGATGCCTCATCTGTGCCTTCATCAAATGACGAAATGGGCTTTGCGCCCAGCATCACTAATGCATCAGAACATATCGATAACGATGTATCACCAGCGGCCATTTAATTCTCCAATGTAATAATGGGCTACTTCCTGTTTTACCAGAAAATAGCCCATTTTAATACTAGATACTATTAATCTGTATCTGTTGCGCTTACAGTTGTACCATCAGCAATATCAACAGAAGTTGAAGTTACTTGGTTCACATATGTCAAAACTAGGCTAGGCGTAGTTGTGTCATAAATGAAGATGATATCGCCAACTTCCATCAAGTCTTTTAATGCCGCAAAGTAACCAGCGGTATTAACAGTTGCTTGTGTATCAGCAGTTTTATACAAGAACATCGCTGGTGCATTACCAGACTTTGATGCTCCAATGGTTACTAAACCAGTTGCAGAATATGCCATTTCAGTCTCTCCTTAGATTAAGATTCGCGAGCGGTGATTTGGACAATACCTTCAGCATCGATAGCAATTGCACCAGCAGAGAATACAGAGTTCACTAGGAACGATGTCTTTTCTGGGATGTAATTGATTTCTGTGCGTGGGGCAATACCTTCAGCATAGCCGATAGAATCTTTGTGGAAAGCAAAGCAAGTGCGGTCTAAAGAACCATCAACTGCTAAACCACCTTCAGAGCGATCGCCTAGGATGTGGAAAGTAAAGCCTAAGAAAGTATTGATTTCACCAGCAACCAACGCTTTAACAGTATTGAAGTCAGAAGATGTAACGGCAGTCTCAGACAACAAAGATGCTAAACCATTAGCGTGAAGAATAATGTGACGGCCTTCTGGCGGTACATTGTTCTTGTCCAATAGCTTTTTAGCTTCGCGCAATTTAGCCACATTCATATTTGTGTCAGTACCACCGATATCGTTAGACACAGTTAATGATGTGCTTGAATTAGTTAAAGCATCAAGAATCATTTGGTCTTGACGGCGGCCAATGGCGTTACCAAGAACTTGAACTAACTCTGAACGCTCGTCAAAGTTAACTTTAGCTTGTGAAAAGATATCGCTATATTCAGCGGCATTGTAATCAGCAAGAGTACAAGTTACATTTGAGAAAGAAACATTTAATGGGGTTACATCAGTTTGGCCAATGCGTGGTGTAGCTACGCCCTTGCCAACTTTAGGGAACTTAACAGTTGAGCCTTCAACTCCTCTGCGCTGACGAACGGCACCTACCAACATTGCTTTGCCCTGGTAGGACTGTTTTACCTCAGCATCAAAGAGGGTTACAAAGGCGTTTGATAAAGATACGCTCATTTGAAATCTCCAAAATAGATAAAAATAAAAAGGGTTATCGCATTGGTATGCCGGTATTCTGGGCCATTCGCTTGCTACTTACGGGAGCCAATCGTCAGATTAATCTGCATTAAGGGCCAATTAAATGGTATGCCTTATGGAGTTTCTAGCAGAACTGTCAGCTAAATACAACATCTTTTTTATAAATAAAAAAACCCCGGCCATAATGCACCGGGGTAACCACCTCTCGTGAAGAGTTTATTGAAAGGTCTGGCTGAACATACGCTCAACCTTCGCCCTATATGCTGGATCAGTTTTGTATTTAGGATCTCCAACCATTTGATATAACTCATCTTTGGATGGAGCGCCGTCTACTGGTACTGACTGTGTTGGAATGCGGTTGCCCTCATAGGACTCGCGCAACTTCATTAATGCCTTGAGTCCATTAGCGGTGCCACCCATGTATTTAAACTCTTCAAAGTCATCTTTACCCCAGATTCCTTTGTTTACAAGGCTTTTTGCCCAATCTGTCATACCTTTAATTACGACATCTGCGTTGGGGCCAAGAGCGGCCTTCTCTTCTGCCAGGGAACGCTGGACTGTTTCAGCCTTTTGGGCTGACATTCCAACTACTTTGCTGACCAATGAGTCTAATGCTAATTGCGATATCCCATTTTCTTGCGCCCAGGTCATTACATGGCTACGAACTGGGTCATCCTCTGGGATTTCACCAAATGCGCTTGGATCGTATTTACCATCTGCTGGCGCTTTATGCTTGCCTTGAGATATCTGTTTGCGTAAATCCATCCAGGATTTAGCGATACCCTCAAGATCAGGTTCTGCGTTGTCTTTTTTCCAGAAGTTCTCTGGCCACCAATCTGGACGATCTAGTGGAGTGTCATCTTCTTGTGGTGCTAGATGACTTATTTCTGTGGATTGTGGCTGACCTTCATTAACCTGGCTCTCAGTTTGAAATTCAACTGAGTCCAATAGGCCACCGCTACCTTCTGTGGGTTGGACTGCTTCGGTTGTTTCCATTGTTATAGTTTCCTTGCTTTTTGAATCCTTGCTTCAAGATCCCGGATAATACTGTTCTGACCTTCTCGGTAGAACGCATAGCTAGGATCAGAACCAGGCAAGGCAACTGGTTGCTCTAACAAAGTGGCTCTTAACCATTTCATTAGTTTTTCGCCATCCTCAGATGCAAGCACTCTGAGGCATAATTTGTTTAAATCTTCTACGGCCTGTTCTGCGCCGCGGATATCAGTATTCTGCTCTTGCAGACCTTCCCAGCCTTCTACATTCATCTATTAGGCTCCAGCCATCTTCATCATTTCGGGAACCATCTCAGGGTTTTGTTCTGCAACCTGAGCGGCCTGTTGTTTGATTTGTTGGATATTGTAATCACGCTCTGCTTTATCAAAGCGTAGGCTTACAGGGATACCCAACTTATCACCAATATAGTCAATGATTTCACCCATCTTAGGAGTTGCCTGTCCTTCTGGGCCAAACTGTTGAGCCATCTGCACAAACTGTACTACATTGGTTACATCTTCCATATTCTGAGCCATAGCCAATGGAGCAACTGGTGCAACCTTAACCTCAAGGCCATTGACTCTTAGTGGCAAATCAATCAATCCGCGGTCATCCATGACTTGGAGAATCTTGCTTACCAATGGAATCATGGTCTCATTAATTAAACGACCAAATGCAGAGCCTAGGTTTTGGCTTAGTTCTTTCATACGCTCTACTACTTCTGTAGCAGAACGAGCGCTCATATTATCTGGAGGTAATGACTCATCTAGCAGAATGCGCTTAACATTCATGCGTAGGTCATTCATAATAATTTGAGACACATTGAAATCTCCGGCACGCGGCAATGGGCGTAAAGACTCGCCTTGTGGGCCACCATTACGAGCAACAGGAATGATTGCACCTGGTACGATTTTGACTGTGGCTGGATTAAGCACACCATCGTCAGCCGCGGTGTAAACGCCGGAGATAGCTAAAGATGCATTCTTAAGCACTAACTCAAGAGTCTTATTCAAAGTCTTGATATCAGGCAATGCAGTAATCAATGGGCCTCTGCCGTAGATCTCGCCAGCAACCTTCATATAGCGACTGACAACCCAAGGGCTAACCTTTAGTCTACGGAATACTAATTCTTGTTTAGATTCTTTATGGATGACATAGTACATAAAGTCACCGCGCTTAACATCTAATACTGTTGCCTCAATCAACTCTACATCTTCTGTAGGCTTTTGATCGATCTTAAGTTGTAGATCTGCTGGGATATTGGCATCCTTCCATTGCTGGGAAATTGCCTCGCCCTTGATACGCATACGGCGGTATACATTGTCTACCTGGCCATTAGCGCCTTCCTCAAATGCTACCAAGAACTGTGGCACAGGAATAAAGTTAATAGGGGTTGTGTCATCTCCAGGCTGAACCATCATAACCGCGGTACCAACTGCAAGATCTAATAAGAACTCACCCATAGCAATATCAAAATTAGATTGCTTAAGAGTTGCAAACATCTTGTCTGCATAGATATCAAGAGCGGCCGCGGCCTCTTGTCTGCGGTCTGCTGGAATATCTGGGCCAGTTTCTAAACGGCACCACTTTCTTTGCGGTGGGAAGATGCCTGACTGTAATCGGTTGGCGAAACGCTGGGTTGAATTGATAGCCGTTGCGTCAAACACGCGGTTCATTTTCTTAGCGCCGCCAACCTTACCATCATAATACCCGTCATATAGGTTTCTTTGTGGCAAAGCAAATTCATAGGCCTCATCGTAGAGGTCTCTAAAATCTTCTTTTTTACGCAGAGCGATATCGTGGCGCTTAAGAATATCATTAGGGGTTAGTTTCATCTCAGCCATTATTATCCTCGTCTAATCCTTCAAATGGGTTTTTACCCTTTGCATCAGTAATAGGGCCACCTGGCTCCCATGTATCGCAAGTCCTAGATGATGTGCATGGAATTTCCCATTCATCACAGTAGCCGCCAGACTCATTAGTATCAATCCATGCTGGATCAACCTCTGGTGGAGTAACTTGCTCATATTCTTTCATGCAGTCATCAATGAATTTAGTTTTCCAATAGTGACCACAATTGCCGCAAACCATCTCGCGTGCGGCACATTCGCTTACATTCCACTTGGCAGACTTCATAAGCCAAAACATAACCTCTGGCATCTTAGGATTAGCTGGGCCTAAATCAGCCTTAGTAATGCACACTCGATGATTAAAAATACTCATCTCTTTATCTTTAAGTACTTCTGGGCATTTGCCTTTTGTATAATCTTCCATTATTCGTACCATTCAATAATTAATTCAGCCATGTGTGAAGTGCCATTTACATTAGTTAAT